CATTAGGAACTTTATCATTTGATGCAACAGCAACAGATGTTCAGTACTTTACAGCAGACGTGAGTTTCAAGTATACTATCTACAATATAGTAGATCTTGGTGGTAATCCTTTATGAGTATAGACCTTGACGTAATTCAAAGAATGTGGGAGCAAGATTCTAAAATTGATACAGACAATCTACATACAGAATCATTAAACATTCCCGTTCTTCATTCAAAATATTTTGAAATATATAATACAATTTTTTTATTAAAGAAACGAGCAGAACAACAAAGAAAAGGTATTAGACATCAAAGATATGAATATTTCACCGGTAAAGCAGACCCAGATGTTTATATAGAAAACCCCTTTCCCAAAAAAGTGAGGGACAAAGAAACACTTCAAGGATATTTGGATTCAGATGAAAAATTATCACAAATTTCTTTAAAGGTCGAGTACTACGAAACAATGCTCACGTATATCGATAGCATTCTCAAAATGATCGCAAACAGAACGTATCAAATTAAAAATGCTATTGAGTTTATGAGATTTAATGCAGGATTAGGTTAAATAAATACTCATAGTATTATGATTACTATGAGTGACGTAATTATTGAAAAGAAAAATGAAGTACATCTAAAACTTCATTGTGATCCACATATTTTATATGAACTTCAACCATACTTTACATTTGAAGTTGAGTCTGCAAAATTTATGTCCCAGTATAGAAGTAGACACTGGGATGGAAAGATTCGTCTGTTAAGCACTCATACTGGAGAGATTTACGTTGGTTTATTAGATAAAATAATTGATAAACTCACTCTTCATAATTATACGTATAAGTTTAAAGAAAATAAATTTTATGGTCAACCCTTTGAAATAAATGATATGATATCATTTGAGGGTGTAAAAGACTATATGAAGTCTATATGTTCTCATTCTCCTAGAGATTATCAAATTGAGGGAGTATACGATGCTTTAAAACACAATAGAAAATTATTGATAAGCCCCACTGCGAGTGGCAAATCTCTGATGATTTATTCTCTTGCAAGATATTATGTTGAGAGAGGGCAAAAAATTCTTTTAGTTGTTCCAACGACATCTCTTGTAGAGCAAATGTACAAGGATTTTGGGGATTATGGTTGGGATGTTGAATCATATTGTCACCGCATTTATTCTGGAAGAGAAAAAACAAATGAGCATCCCGTTACTATTACAACATGGCAATCAGTATATAAACTAGAACGTTCATTTTTTGAAGATTATGGAGTTATTATAGGTGATGAAGCTCATTTATTCAAGAGCAAATCATTGATTGAAATCATGACCAAACTTCATCATGCAAAATATCGTTTTGGGTTTACTGGAACTCTAGATGGAACTCAAACTCATAAATGGGTTTTGGAAGGTGTATTTGGACCTTCATATAAAGTTACAAGAACAATAGAGTTGATGGAACAAGGATATATTTCTGAACTGAATATTCAGTGTCTTGTTCTTAAGCACTTACCACAAAAATTTGAAACTTATGAAGATGAAATCCAATATTTAATTGGTCATGAACAGAGAAATAAATTTATTACAAATCTTTCTTTAGATTTAAAAGGAAACACTTTAGTTCTTTATAGTCGAGTAGAAACTCATGGAGCAATACTTCATGAACTCATAAATACATCTAGACAAGGTGACCGCAAAGTATTTTTTATACATGGCGGAGTGGATGCCGAAGAAAGAGAGTTGGTGAGAGAAATCACAGAAAGAGAAAACAACGCAATTATTGTTGCATCTTATGGAACCTTTTCTACTGGTGTTAACATTAAGAACCTCCATAATGTTATCTTTGCTTCACCCAGTAAATCAAGAATTAGAAATCTACAATCAATTGGAAGAGTACTTAGAAAAGGAAAGAATAAAACTAAAGCAGTCTTGTACGACATCTCTGATGATTGTACTTATAACTCAAGAAAAAACTATACTTTAAACCATCTTATTGAACGTATAAAAATATATAACGAAGAAAACTTTAATTACGAAATTATAACAATACAACTAAAGAAAAATGGGAATTGAAGAAGATTTTTACGCAACAATTAAATTAAAAACAGGTGAAGAAATATTTGCAAAGATAGCAGCTTCGGAAGAAGAAGATAGGACGATGCTGATTATTTCAAGTCCCATAGTTGTTTCTGAAATAAAAAATAGATCAAGAACAGTTGGGTATAAAGTAGAACCTTGGTTAAAAACAACAAAAGATGACATGTTTATTATTAATCTCTCTGATGTTCTGACTCTTTCAGAATCCTCTGATATTGAAATGATAATGATGTATCAATCTTATGTGCGTCAATCTATTAGAGAAGAAAATAATCAGACAAGAATGAGTCGCAGAATGGGATATGTATCTAACGTCACTGATGCTAAAGAAATACTAGAGAAGATCTTTAAGCTTTCTTAAGTTATAATTTATGAACCTCCACAAAGGTTATTATACGAGTATTTCAACCTCTTGTCAACCATTTCTAAAAGTGTTATAATATCTACATAATAATGACAAAAACTTATGATAACTACAGCAGTTATGAGCAAAAGGAAAAGGTCGGAACATTATGTAAATAATAAAGAGTTTCTTGCTGCTCTTATTAAGTATCGTGAGGATGTGGAGATTACTTTTATTCGGTTAAATGGGAGAGAACCCACAAAAGAAGATAGATCAAAAAGATGGGAAACAAAACCTCAAATCCCCAGATATGTTGGAGAGTGTTTTTTGAAGATTGCAAATCACCTTTCATTTAAACCAAACTTCGTAAACTATATGTTTAAGGAAGATATGATTTCTGATGGTATTGAAAACTGCGTTCAATACATTCATAACTTTAATCCAGAAAGGTCACAAAACCCTTTTGCATACTTTACTCAAATCATTCACTTCGCATTTCTTCGTCGCATTCAAAGAGAAAAACGTCAGTTAGAAATTAAGAACAAAATTCTTGAACGTTCTGGGTATTCAGATGTTTTCACTGACGACAATACGGTTGACAACGGGAACTATTCAGACTATAATTCGATCAAAGATTCCGTTTATTCGAAACTTCGTAACTGATGCGTGTAGCAATTTTAACAGACACCCACTTTTGCGCCAGAAAGTCTTCAAGATTATTTCAAGATTATTTTGAGCAATTCTATAATAATGTTTTTTTCCCAACACTGGAACAGTATGGGATTGATACTATTATTCATATGGGAGATGCTTTTGATAGTCGTAAGTCAATTGATTTTGTTGGACTTGATTGGACTCGTAAAGTTGTACTTGAACCACTTTCAAAATATAAGGTTCATCTAATTACTGGAAATCACGATGTTTACTTTAAGAATTCTAATAAAGTAAATTCTCCAGAACTTTTGCTTAAAGATTATGGAAATATTAAAACTTACTCTGAACCAACTGAAGTTAATATTGGTGGTTTAAACATTCTTCTTCTTCCATGGATCAATTCTGAAAATCAGGATAAATCATTCAAAATGATTAAGAACACCAAAGCAAAAGTTGTAATGGGTCATCTTGAACTTCAAGGATTTAGAGTAAATAAAAATCTAGTAATGGAAGAACATGGACTAGAAGCAAATCTTTTTTCAAACTTCAAAAAGGTATTTTCTGGTCATTATCATACTCGTTCTGATAATGGAACTGTCTTCTATCTGGGCAATCCTTATGAGATATACTGGAATGATGTAAATGATCCTCGTGGATTTACTATTTTTGATACTGAAACATTAGAGCACTTTCATATTGATAATCCTTATCGTATGTTCTATAACATATACTATGAGGACACTCCATATCAAACATTTGATGTGCGAGAGTATGAAAATAAAATTGTTCGTGTAATTGTTCGTAAAAAATCAGACATTAAACAATTTGAAAGGTTTATAGATAAACTCTACAATGCAAATATTGCTGAACTTAAAGTAGTAGAAAATTTTGCAATAGAAGTATCTGAAGATTTTGAAGCATTTGAATCTGAAGACACTATTTCCGTCCTGAACAGATATATTGAGGAAGCAGAAGTTAATCTTGATAAATCAATTCTTCAAAAAATGCTTGGAGAAATATATCAAGAAGCATGTGAAATAGTCTGATGTTTATTATAACAATTAATGGGAGAGAAAAAGAAGGTGCATATTCGGTAATTGATGATGATGGAGAACACATTTTATACCTCTTTCAAGAAGAGGACGATGCAACTCGGTATGCTATGATGTTAGAAGAAGACGGATATCCAGAAATGCATGTGATTGAAATTGAAGATGAGGTAATGATAAAAACTTGTGAAATGCATGATTACCAGTATACCCTTATTACATCAAATGATATTGTAATTCCTCCTGATTCTGATTATGATTTTATTTAAAACTATAAAATATAAAAACTTATTGTCTACTGGTAATCAATATACAGAAATTGATTTTACCAAAAATAGAACAAACTTAATTGTTGGTACAAATGGTGCAGGTAAAAGTACAGTTCTTGATGCTCTGTGCTTTTCTTTATTTGGAAAACCATTTAGGCGTATAAACAAACCACAACTCATCAACTCTGTAAATGAAAAGGATTGTAAAGTTGAGGTTGAGTTTTCTATTGGTAAAAGTGACTGGAAAGTTGTAAGGGGTATTAAACCTGCAATATTTGAAATCTGGAAAAATGATGCAATTCTGGATCAATCTTCTGCTGCTCTTGATCAACAAAAATGGTTAGAGCAGAATGTTCTTAAAATGAACTATAAGTCCTTTACTCAAATTGTAATTTTGGGTAGTAGTAACTTTGTTCCTTTTATGCAACTCTCTGCGGCTCACAGACGAGAAGTAATTGAAGACTTATTGGATATTAAAATATTCTCTTCAATGAATACTTTGATTAAAGAAAAGATTCGCCAGAGTAAAGAAGAAATCAAAATCTTAGACCTTAAAAAAGAATCTTTCTTGGATAAGGTTAAGATGCAAGAAAATTTTATTGAAGAACTAGAAAATCGGGGAAAAGAAAATATCCAAAAGAAACTTCATTCAATTTCTACCTTAGATAAAGAGGTTGAAGTGTTTATGAGAGAAAGTGGAATTCTTGAGGAAAATATTTTTGAAAAACAAAAAGAAGTTGAGGGGTATGTTGGTGCAAGTGATAAACTTAGAAAATTTGGAACACTAAAAGGAAAAATCTCTCAAAAAGTATCTACTCTTACAAAAGAACATAAGTTCTTCACAGAAAATACGGTCTGCCCTACTTGCACTCAAGAGATTGATGATACCTTTAGAATAAATAGAATTAACGACGCTCAAAATAAAGCAAAAGAGTTGCAATCTGGTTATACAGAACTAGAAGAAGCAATTAAAGAAGAGGAAGGACGAGAGCGTCAATTCAATACTATTACAAAGGAAATTTTAAAACTCACTAATGACATTTCTCAAAACAATATTAAGATCTCTGGATATCAAAGACAAATCAGAGATCTTGAGTCTGAAGTTCAAACAATTACCAAACAACTTGAAAACAGAAATACTGAACATGAGAAGCTAGAATCATTTAAAGACAACTTAAAAATTACCTACGATAGTCTTGCCTCAAAAAAAGATACTATTAACTACTATGATTTTTCATATAGTTTGCTTAAAGATGGTGGAGTAAAATCTAAAATCATTAAAAAGTATCTACCTTTAATTAATCAGCAAGTCAATCGTTATTTGCAGATGATGGACTTTTATATTAACTTTACTCTTGATGAAGAGTTTAATGAAACTGTCCAATCTCCTATTCACGAAGATTTCTCATATTCTTCTTTTAGTGAAGGTGAAAAACAAAGAATAGATTTAGCACTACTCTTTACTTGGAGAGAAGTTGCAAGATTAAAAAATTCAGTAAACTGCAATCTTATGATACTTGATGAGATTTTTGATAGTTCTTTGGACTCCACCGGAACCGAAGAGTTCCTTAAGATTATTCGTTATGTGATTAAGGATGCTAATATATTTGTGATTTCTCATAAGACTGGACTTGAGGACAAATTTGAATCTGTCCTTCGGTTTGAGAAAGTCAAAGGTTTTTCGCATATGATATCCCCATAAGCACAAGAAAAATGCAAGTACCAAACTGGAAACACCACTCCCGAAAGGAGCAGAAACGAAAACTCAAACCACAAGCACTGAGACAAGCAAAAGCACGAAGACAAGCACTCAAGAAGAAGCACTCCGAAAGGGGTGTTTTTTTTATAAATAACTAAAAAGTAGTTGTAAAATGGACGCACAAGATTTTCGTAGTCTTCAAGAAGCATATATGGAAGTT